CGATGACCTAGCCCGCGCTCGACCCACCACACAAAAAGCCCCGCTCACCGGGGCAGAGGCAAGCGGGGCGGGGGACACGCGGGAACGCCGCGCACGTAGGTGATATGGGCAGATGACCCGCGCCCACGGCCGGGATCAGGTCAGGCCGGGGAACCAGTGCAAACAGCATCCACGCTTTCGACATGAACGCCGCGCTGGATCGCGCGCAACACGGCAAGGTTCAGCGCCGCATTGGCCTCAGCCTCGGCTTCCACGGCGCATTCTGCCGGGTCAAGCATGTCCGTGGGCACCGGCACCACCCGGCAGGCGGTTTCGCCGCTCAGTGAGGCGCATATGGTCACGAGGATAGTGAGGTGGCCGATCATTTGTCCGCCTCCAATGCCGCCTCATACTCCAGCAAGATCGCGTCAATCGCCACGATCCGCCCGTTCGCGCATTGCAGTTGCTCAACATGATCGGTCAGGATAAGCGCCACGTCGCGCAGGCTGTCATAGGCCCGCGCCTCGACTTCGCAGGGCTGGCGCAGTTCACTCGGAACCCGAGGCCCCACCAGTTCCGTCTGCTCGGAGCAAGCTGTTGCCAGCATAGTGATCGGAATGGTATAAAGGGCGGGCGACGAGAAGCGGTGCAACGCCTCCCGCGCCCTAACCGATGCCGAATATAGGAGATTCGACATGGCTGCTAAGCCTCTACCAGACATTGATACCCTCCATCAACTGCTGCGCTACGAGCCTGAAACTGGGAAGCTGTATTGGAAGCCTCGTTACTCTTCTGACGATGCGAATCAAAAAAAGCTAAACAGATGGAATGGAGCGAACGCCGGGAAAGAAGCGCTTTGCACTCGTGATCGGACCGGTCACCTATGCGGGACATTCCAGCGGCGGACATTTTATGCGCATCGAATAGTTTGGAAAATGCATTACAGCGAAGACCCGAAATATGGGATAGACCACATTGACGGCAACCCAGCAAACAACAAAATAGAAAACCTAAGAAGCGTCCCACACCGGGAAAACATGAAAAACACATCGATTCCAAAGTCAAACAAAAGCGGGGTGTCTGGCATATCTTGGTTTGCAAGGTATGGGAAATGGTCTGCAAGAATATTCCCAAACGGAAAAGGCGTGTTCTTGGGATATTTTGAAGACCTAGAAGATGCAGCCGCTGCCGTCCGAGAGGCGCGCAAAAAGCATAATTTTCACTCAAATCATGGTCGACCATCAGTCACCCCAAACAAAGATGCGATGTAATCAGCCAGCCAATCAGGAAGCGGGGCATCGTCGCCCCCTTCCAAGAGTGTTTCGCGCAGGGCATCATATTCAGCGGCCCGCGCCGCGTTCGCTTCGTTCTCAGCCGCCAGGATGATCGCCGCCGCCCGTTCGGCTTCCAGCGTCCGTTCCAGCGCGTCAGCGGCCCGCTCAGCGGCGACAGCGCGTTCTGTGGCCCGTTCGGCCTTCTTGCCCTGATACCCGCCCCACGCGCCTGCTCCTGCAGCCACAATGGCCATGACGCCCGCAACCTTCCAGCCAATGCCGAACATCAATCTTCGCCTCGGTTAATTTCCACAAGATGCGACTTGGCCGTTTCAAGAGCACCTAGCGTCGAATACCCTCCAACGCGCCCCGCGACTTGATAGCACCCGCATCCATCGTGTGTGAGGTAAGCGCCCGCAAAACCGATTAATTCACCAGCCTCTGCCATTTCGAGCATTTCGCGCAACGCTTCGACTGCGCTCTGAACTACTTGGCGCTCGCCAGTAACGGCACCATACAAGGAATGCACTTTGCCCATCACCACCCCCCCTGACGCAATGCCGCGTCATACTCTCGCGCATACATGGCGTATTTTGCCGCCGCAAAGGTGCCGTTGATGATCCGGCGCGCGTTCACGTAGTCAGGCGGGGTGCTGTCCAGATAGTCACTGGCCTTCTTGCCGGTATAAAGGCCATCCCGAACACCCACGATCAGCGCCTTGGCCGCGATAGGCAGTTCCAGCGCCCGCAGTGGCTTTGACACCAGATCGACGCCGATCAAATCCCCGAACCTGCGAAAGTTGTCCTTGCCGGTCAGTTGCACAAGCCCATGACCGCGATATGTCCAGCCGTCATTTGGGCCGTCATTGCCAAGCATCCCGCCATAGACGGTATTTGCCAGCAAGCGCGGGTTGCCGGCCAGTTCCTGCGGCGTCTTGCCCTTGAGCCGTCGCGCGCTGAAAACCTGCGGAATACGTCCTGCGCTGTAGTTCATGTTTTCCTGAATGGGAACAAAGCTGGCGCCGGTCTCGCCGTGCGCAGTGGCAAGGCAATAGGCCATATGCGCCAGGGGCAGGCCGCGCCCTTCGTCGAGGATCGCCTCGATGCCGTCAACCTGCGCCTGATTGAGCCGCCCGCTGAATAGGCTGTTGCGGATTGCCGCGAAAAACGCCGTGCGGTTCATTGGTCACGCTCCTTTTTCAGTCCTGCGCATAGCTTGACGAGGCACCAGCGCCGCGCCGGATAAAAAGGCATTTCAATGCCCATCCATTGATCACGCTCGTCTTCCGGCAATTGCAGCCGCAGCGCCCGAAGGTGCAGCACCCCGGCCACGCCCGCGCCGCCCTTGACGATCAGGTCAATCCAGTCGCCCGCTGCGCGAAGCTGCGTCACGCTCATGACGCTAAGAAACTCAACCGCCCATTGTCCGAATACCTGCCAATAGGCTGTGTTGGTGACAGCGGCTAGGAAGCCAAGAAAAATTGCCATACCGAGCGTCCCGTGAGGCGTCTTCCACCATTCACTGCGCGGACGATAGGCCACCATAACAAGCGCGCCCATGACCAGCAGAAAAGACCCTGACAGAAACGAAACCCAATCACCGATCATCAGCCTCAACCTTTCGCGCGTTCTTGACCGTTTCGCGCAACAGCCTTTCGCGCAGGTCGCGCAATTCCTGTTTTAGATCGTCGGTTGTGCGTTCCGCATCCCCAACAGGGTCTTCTTTGGGCTTGCGATTGAAAGGCCACATCATTCGCCACCTCCCCGCGTCAGGCTCCGCACTGTTTCGATGGTGGACATGAGTTCCCGCGCGTGTTCCTGCTCTCGCGTGATCCGCGCGTCGTAACTTTCCAAAAGCAGCTTCGCCAATCGCCACACCGCGAAACCCAACGCCGCGATGGTCACAGCCGATAGCCCGCCGCCCATTTGTTCGATGACCTGGTTCCAATCCATTACCTGCGCCCTCGCAGAACAGATACGCCATCCAGCGCTTCAACCCGCCGCTCCAAGGCGGAAACTCGCTCATTTGTGTGTTCATGTTTTTCCACCATCGTATCCAGAAGGGCCATTGTTTCAGGCACCGGAAGGCCACCAGCGCGCCAAACCATGATGCCGACGCCGATCAACAGCCCGAGAGGAAAGGCCACCAGCGCCACGGCCCAGAGCGTTTGCGTCAGTTCAAACATCTGCGCGCCTCCATTGTCGCCCGCACGTCCCGCCAAGACAGCCGCACCATTGGCACGACAAAAAGCGGCGTCGTCAGGCTATAGACGAAAATCATCTGCATCGTCGGCGCCCAAAGGCCCGCCAGGCCAAAGCCAAAAACGGTCGTGGCCACTGTCACCCACCCGACAAACCGAAGGACGGCACGCAAGGCGACCGGCCATTCCCGCATGTAGACGCCAAGCAAAACCGCGAACGCGCCCACGCATGGCGGGCCAACCCATTGCTCCGCTCGAAGCGCCATGATCACCGGCCCGAATGCGTCGTCAACCGGCGGGCTATCCAGCACCACCGCCGCCAGCCACATGAGCGTCAGCGGCACGAAATGGACAAGGGCAAGCAGGGCCTGTTCTCCCGCCCGGTCAACCATCGGCCCGCCTCAGATAGCCCGCGCCCAGATACCCGGCCATCGGCACCAGCAGCCACAAGTTCGCGGCGGCAAAAGCCCCGGTGACGACAAAGGCCCAATCTTGCAGCCCGTCCCAATCGTCGCCACCGAACCGCCGCCACTGCACCACCTCCCAGACCGCATATCCGACCGCGACCGGCCACCATGCGCCAAGAAGCCACGCCAGGAGCATCCCGACGCCAGTATGGCCCGCCTGGTTGCGCGCGAACGCGGCCGGCTGGCCCTCAAAGCTGGATGGGGTGCGGAGAAGGGAGAGAAGCATCAATATGTCCCCTGCCAAACGCGGAACGCATCAAAGTCGCCAGAAAGCATTTTGCGGCGGATCACGTCTTTCGCCGCTGGGTCATCCATTCTAACGCCAGCTTCTTTCAGCCAGTCCGCAACGATATTCATGGGAACGCGACCGACAAGCCTGTTTTCGCCGGTCTGTCCTAGCCCTGCGCTGCGCAACGCAGCCGCATCATCAAGCGCCGGTTGATTGTCGAATGTCCGCTTGTGGATGATCTTGCCATCTTCTTCAAAGAACCGTTCTGCAATTTTCATGGGTCGCCCTCAACACAAAAAAGGGACGCCCCGCAAGGGACGCCCCGTTTTATCAGGAAACAGCCGCCGAGAACGGGGTTGCTTCGGTGCCGGTCGAAACCAGCGCACCAGATACCGACCAAACGCCCGACGCAACGTCCTGGAACGACACGCGCGAACCCTTGACGCCGCCCTTGGTGGAGCCGTTCATCGTCAGCGTGTCGCTGGTCGCAGCGGTCGGGATAACCACCCCAGCCGCATCGGTAGTAACCGCCACCGCGCCTTGCATGATATCCGTGGTCGTGACCTGGATAATCAAATCACCGGTTTTCGTGATGTTCACGAATACGGTGTAGAGATTGCCCGATCCAGTGGCCGCTGGCAGGGTGATGGTCTGCGTTGCGGCTAGGTTTGAGACAACAGTCTGCCCAGCGTGACCACCAGCAGAAAGCGAAAGCGTTGCGTCCTCAAAGGTCACAATGCCGTAGTTGGAGAGATATGGAGAAGGCATGTCTAGCCCCTTTCATGATTGGAAAGGGGGCGGCATCAAAGCCGCCCGCCGTTGTTAGGAAGTGGTGTTGTCGTAGACCGCAGCCGACGCCTTTTCGTTCTTCGAACAAAGAGTAAGCTCGGTGATGATCTGGCGTTTTTCGTTGTCGCCAGTCTTCGCCAAGGCTTCGTTCTTGGTGCCGCGAAGCATCGGAACCTCCCACATATCCGACTGCATGATGAACACATCACGCGAACGGTTCTCACGGGTCGGCATGAACTCAACAGTGCCCCACGGCGTCACGTAAACATCCATGTGGTTAATGACTTCATTGGACCCGCGCTTTGCCCGAATGGTAGAACGCTGGTTGTTCGCACCAGTGAAGCCAAGCGCAACGTTCATCTGGAACGCTGACAGGTAAACGGTGTCCGGCTTGCCGCCCGCTTCCCATGCAGACTGCATCGCCGTATTGAAACGGGCTTGCGAGAATGCGACGGGGGTGCCGTCATCCGTCCGCGCGTCCGTGCCGTCGCCGGTCGGGTCTGCGCCACTGTTGCCGGTTTCGTTGACCGTGTTGGTAGTCAGCCAGGCCGGGACGCCCGCAAGATAGCGCGGGGTGGTCGAAGAACCAGCGGAACGAGCCTGATTCGCGAAAAGCGCCTTTTCGATATCCAGCTTTTGTTCCTTGCCGATTTTGAGAACCTGGTAGGCCATTTCCTTTGCGCGACCGGCTTTGTTGAGGCCGGTATCGGTGCCGGGAATGGCAACAGCGTTCTTGAAAATCTGCGTGTAGTTGCCGACCCGAGCCGTGGCAGTGCGGGCCTCAGCAGCCGTATCGTCACCCTCGATATGGGCATTGGTGGCCGAGGAACGTAGAGCGTCGGTCTGCCATTCGTGCAGGGTATTCGACGCCTTGGTTTTGCGACATTTGCTGTAGAACGGAGTTTCCTCGGGGGAAACATCGTGGATCATGTCGGACAGGTCTTCGCGGATACCATTGATATCGTAGCTGTCCAGCGAGTTCGAAGGTTGTGCCATTGCCTAAATCCTTATTCTGGCGCAAGCAGGAGGCCGATTGCATCATCGATACTGCCGGTCTGCTTGAGGCGTTGTCGTTGCTCTTGAAGTTTGGAACGGGCAGACGGGGCTTTCTTCACGCCAGGCTTGACGACAGGGCGGGCCGTTTTGACCTTTTCCTGCGCTGTTGCCTTTTGTGCTTGGAGTTCCCGCCACTTGCGCGCGTCATTCAGAACCCGAACCTGACGGGCATCAACAATGCCGCCAAGCTCATCTTCGCTGAAGCCGTACTCGGTGCCCGCCCTGACGATTGCCTGTTTCACGGGTGCCGCCTTTTCGGGGTCCGCTAGTTCTGGGATCGACTGGATAAGGGCCTGCTCTTGTTCGGCTCGGAATTGTTGGAACCGCTGTTGCTCCGCTTGCGTGTGTTGCCGGTATTGCTGCTGCAATGCGGCGCGCTTTGCGTTGTATTCCCTCAAGTCCTGCTTATACGCAGCGTCTTGCTTCATATAAGCCAACGGGTCTTTGTCCATCAGCGCGGGGTCAGGTTCTTTTGGTTCCTGCAATCCGCCCTGCTGGATGGTCTGAACAAGCGCGGCAAGTTGCTGCCGCTCTTGGGTGATTTGCTGCTGCATGGCTTCGACGCTCTTTCGCGCCTCGGCTGCTTCGCGCATCCCCTTTTGGATATGAGACTGCCCGGAATAGGAGCGCTGCAATTCCTCTAGGGTGACCTGCACTTCTTCGCCGTCCACCTTTACAGTGTAGCGTTGTGCCGGTTCCTCGGAATTGGCGTCTTCTTCGCCTGTCTCGTCATCCTCAGACGCGGTTTCTTCGCCTTCCGCATCGTCGGCGTCATCGCCTAGTTCTTCATCGGCTTCTGCTGCTTCAGGCTGATCGTCATCAGGTGCGTCTTCAGCTTCTTCCATTTCAGGTTCGGGATTGGGGGCCTCCGCTTCTGCGGGGGCGAGTAGGCCCTCGGCCAGTTGGTCAAGGGTCTTTGCTTCATTTGGTTCGGTCGCTTCCACGGTGCCGTTCCTTCCGTTTTTCCTCAACCGCAAGGTCCGAGACGGGTGCCTTTAGGGCTGCAAGGAATTGGGTGATACCACGCAGGATTGCGTGAGCTTCTTCGCGGGTCGCGCTATCAGCGGCCTCGCTGTTGGCAAACGCGCTCATCTGCGCTTGCCGAACCTCTTCAATGGCGTCTTGAAACGCCTCATCGTCCAGCAATCTTTGATTGCGGGCTGCTTTCTGTTTTGTGTCCATGTGTTACTGCCGGGGCCGCTGCTGCATCTGCTGGATGGTCCCGACCGGCACCGCCTGCCCGGATTGCTTCGCGGCCTCGACCAACAAGTCTTGGTCCATCTGGTCGCGCTTGCGGTCGGCTTCCTCGGCCTTCGCCATGGCGTCGATCCGCATTTTCTCACGGTCAAGTTGCGCTTTTGTCTGGACTTCCATTTGCTTCGCTTGCGCGCGGATCATTTCCGCTTCTGCAATTGGGTTCTGACCCTGCTGCTGGCCCTGTTGCGCTTGCGCGGCCTGTTGCAGAAGCATCTGTTCACGCTCCGGGTCCATCGGCATAAAGTAACGGTCGTCGTTTGGAATGCCGCCGAGCTTAAGAAGGTCGGCAACGGTGTTTCTGATCTGCGTCATGGACACTAAGCCATTTTGCGGACCACCGCCCATCTGCCATAGCATTTGCTGCCATTGCAGCGCCTGCATAAGCGTCTGCGCCTTCTGTTCCTGCTGCCCGGTGCCAAGACCGACATTCACGGACAAATCCATGCTGGCATCCCATGTGCCGGGTTGAATTTGAATGGCGCGGCCATTGACACGCATTTGCTCCATGTCGCTGCAATGGTTAATAGCCAAGCGCAGAACCAGCTTTGCAAGCCGCTTCATGCCGCCTTCCGCAAGGTTGCGCGCGATGACTTCCGCCTGCCCTTGCGCTGCTTGGATCGTTGCATTGACGCCGGCCGCCGTGGTCGATTGCAGCGCGTCCGGGTCCATGCCCGTGCTGGCCCTTGAAACGCCTGTCTTGTTTTCAACCTGCATGTCGAAATATTGCAGGGCCGGAAGTGTAGTCCCCGCAGTGAACGGGATTTGGAACGGCATCAACTTGTCGCCCGGTGTCCCTTTCGTGCGGATCACCGCCCCGATTTCGTTATTGAGAACGTCGTCAACATCAACGCTGTTCACGTCAAATGCCACGCGCGGGACATTGGTCATTGCCACGTTGTCAATCACGCTGCGCAATAGCGAAGTTGCAACGTCCTGATCTGCTTTGATCAGTTCAACCAGCGAACGCCCGAAGAACGTATGCGGCTCCGGGTCGATTTCAAACACCGCGAACGGCACATCCTCAACCGGTTCTTTGCTTAGAACCTTGTAGGCAGGGCCACCGCACAAGAAATAGTAAAGGACAGGCTTGCCGGTGCCTTCAATGTCCATGCGCATATAGGCTTCCGTCACCAGAACCTTGCGCATGGAAATATCGTCTTTGCCCTCGTTGTCGTCATTCGTGTAGCCGCGCCGCTCCTGCTCTTCCTCGTTGTCGCCATCGACGCCAAGGAACGCCACGTCATCCAGCTTGAACCCCATTTCGACAAGATCGCCCGCGCGCATTTCCGTCGCATGGCCGCACACATAGAAATCATCAAGTGACCGTGCTTCGCTATCAACAAAAAACTCTTCTGGCGGAACGCTGCACACCTTGATATCGCCGTTTACATCCGTGACGGACAGTTTCACGTCATGGGTGCCGTCTTCGTTCTCGGTGTGCTCGACGACCTCCACATTTTCCTGCATCACGATAAGCGTAAATTCTTCCGGCGACAGGTTGGAAAAGTCGTGAATTTTAGACGTTTCGGCTTCCTCATAATACGCCTTTGCAACGCCAATTTTCTTGACCGCAGCGTCATGAAACACATCGCCAAAAACGCGGTAGAAGTTGTTTTGCTCCAGCTTCAAGTGCACATATTCGGTTGCAAGTTCTGCGTTCTGTGCATCGTCGTCGCCGCGCGGCAAAAACTCAACCGCTTTGGTTTGCAGGAACGTGCGCATGATCGACGGCTTGAGCGCGCGGATTGTGTCCCTGCACTTGGTGGCAACGATCCTTGACCGGCCTTCCTCGTGCGGGAAATCAACCTCGCCGCTGTAATATTTCTGCGCTGTCAAGCGGTCGGGCTGGATATCGGATTCGATCCATGCCCGCGCTTCATCAACGGCATTTTTGACCAAGCTTTGAACTTGGCTATCGTCCATGGGTTTGGCCATGCGGCAACCCCCTTGCATATTTGGTGAACCCGCCCGATATTGGAGGGATGGGAAACGAAAACATATTTGCCATTTTGGCGGCCTACGTTTTGCAAGCCATTGTCGGCGTCATCATGATCGGAAGCGCAGGCGTTATCGCATACGCCGTTATCGCGTCGCTTCTTTAATTGGCCAGCAATCCGGGTGCCGTGCGCCCAGCTGTTAACGCGGCAAATGCAGGGTCCATAAGCATTGCCTGAACAGTGTTGGACCGCATTGCCGCCCGCCCGACTGGTGGGGCCGCAGCGCCAAGAAGCCCGCCCGCGACCATACCAGGCATCCCGGCAAGTTGCTGCCCAAGATAAGCGCCCGCGCCTGCCGCGCCCATTTGCCCAGCCCCGCCAAGGTAACGAACACCGCCAGCCTCAACGGTCGGCATTGATCTCAAAACCTCACCAGCCGCCCTGGAGGTTTCCATAAGGTTCGTCCCTTGACCGATAGCATAGTTGCCGCGACCTTGGGTTCTGATTATCGCTTGGTTAAGTTGCGCAGGTGACAAAACGCCAGCCTCGCTACCGGCGCGGGTGGACGCATCGCTGATCGCAAGGTAATTCCGCCATTGCTCACGGGCTTGCCCGAGGCTTTGCAAATCAGCCTCGCGCCCTGCCGCCGTCAATGCTGCGTCTGTTGCGTCGTCAATTAGGCCGCGCAATTGAATTGCCGCAGTTCTGGTCGCTTCATCAGAGCTTTGCGTCATCCGACCCAAAGCCGTACGCCACACGCGCAAGGTGGTAAGGTCAATTGATGGGGCGCTTGGGTTCGTTGCCGCGTCAATGATTTCGTCTGCAATATTTCTGACGCGCGGGACAACCGTCGCAGATGGTGCCATCTGCATATATTGTTCCACAATGTCATCAGCTGATTGCGCAAGCGCGACAGGAGGGCGGAAAGAAACCCCTGCCAGCGCATCATCCATAGCCTGCCCAATGCGCTGACTTGCCTCGCGCAACGTCGCAGGCGTTGCCCTTGATGCTTGACTGCCAAGGGACCGCATGGCTGCAGCCGTCACATCCTCAATCTGGCTGGGGAGTGCTGCCGTGGTGCCTTCCATGCGCCGCAAGATATTGGAACCGGAAGTCTGCCCTGCTGTCGGCTGGATGCCTTGTCTTTGCAGATATTCCGCAAGCGCGCGCTGTTCTGCATTCGCGCCAGGAGTGCGAACGTTCGGGCTGCGCCCAACAATTGCCGGATTGGCCACAAGGCTGGTTCCGATAGCGGCAGCGGCCCGCGCCCATGGCTCCATTGCAGTGCCTTCTGTCAGAATGCCCGCGCCTTCTGACGCCGCGCCGGGAAGAACGGCATTTGCCAGAAAGCCACGCGCCCCGCCAAACAATCCGCCAGGTGCAAATTCCCCCACCGTACCGGCAACGCGGCCAGGAATGGTTTCGCTTCGGTATTCAGTCCCGCCTCCTGTCGCATTGCTAAGAAGCCCGCGCAACACTTGGCCAGACAGCGGCGAACCGCTAGGCAAGCCTTCAACATCTGGCAAAAGCCCCATGCGTTCAAACGGAACGTCCATCACATCGCTAATTGTGCCGGGGAGTCCGGCAAGCTCCGCAGCGCCACGGGCCACACCGGGAAAGAACGCACGGCCCATTTCGGTGATGGTCTGGCCCAAGCGTTCGCCGGGGGTGTCACCCTCACCGCTACCAATGACGTTCTCGTAAATGGTCTGGCCAATACTGCGGCCTTGCCCCTGTGCGGGTGCAGTGTTGCCGCCGTCGGTCGCCAAGAGGCGCTGAATTGCGCCCTGCATAGTGTCCCGGCTGGTTCCCTCTGGGAACTCAACAAAGCGTCCGTCTGGTAGTTCAACTCGGATAGGTTCGCTCATTCAATTTCTCCCGTATCGGGATTGTATCGCAAGGTTGTCGAACTTGCCGCTGCTTGCCCACCGCCTTGAGTGTATCCAAGCTCTGCAGCCAATCCAGGCGATACGCGCTCCATGATGTCAATATAGAGCGTCTCCAGCCGCGTTAGGTTTTGAAGGAATTGCGCCTCAGATTGAGATTGATCCAAACTGCCGAGAACGCTTTCAAGACGGGCAAGTTCTTGCACGGTTACGTTCCCAAGCGCGCCGCCGGTCGGACTAGACTCCCGCATTTGTTGCAGCCGGTCAAAACCGATATTGGCGCGAATAGTCGTGCTAAGTGCAGACACATCATAGGCATCTGTGCCAGGGATATTCTGAAGGAAGCTGCCCCCCATGCCTGTAGTCGGCAATTGCGACCCTTCAATAATTTGCCGAATGCGCCCGATATCCTCAAGCACAATGCCCGCCGTCGATGCCGCAGTCGTGTCTCCCACGTCTTGTGCGGCAGCAGCGGCGGCGGCTTCTGTTGCTATCGGCCCGCCGGGGATGGGACGCATACTGCGCGCACCAGTTTCAGGGTCTGTGAAAAGCTCATATCCGGGCGGGATGGTGCCGACTTCACTTTCCCCGCCAACGTTTACCGTTGTTCCGCCACCACCGAAAGCCAACTCCAACGCTTGATCTGGCTCAATTCCTTGGTCAAGAAGATACTCATATTGCTGGACTGCCGAAGGCTGGTCAGGCGATGCCATTGCTTGTTGCAACGCAGCACTAGGTTGGACAAGCCCCTGCTCCACCATAATGGCAAGATTTTCATGCCCATTCGTGCGAAGCCATGCAACAGTTTCCGGCGCGGGCGGTTCATTCGCGTTCGGGGCCGGCGCAAGCGCAATCCCGCCAGCAGCGCCGGGCGCAACCCCGCCCGCTAAGACTGCCGTTGCCAGATCATCACGACCGATGGACCGGAGCCATTCGGCTGTCTGGTTTAGCCTGCGTTCTTCGCGCTCCGCTTCGCGCCTGTCCGCAATGCGACCTCCCGCCAAGCCCTGCAAACCCGGATCAGGGCGCAAGGTCATGCCGTTTAGTCCTACTGCCAGCGTATCCCAGCCGCTTCCGCCGCTGCGAAAATTATCCCGCAACCTCTGCCCGAATGGCTGTTGTTCCTGCTGCTGTCCACCTCTGCCCATGCTAGACGCTCCTTGTCCTGATACTGGCGCGCTTGCGGGACGACCCGCCGCGCTTGCCACCGTTCCTCCGGGAACGCCTGTGTTGCCTTGCATAGCAGCCATAAGCTGATCACCCATTGCCGCCGCGCCACTTGCCCAAACGTGGCCTTGACCCGGCCCCGGCTCCACGCGGTCCATGTGGTAAGCGTTGCCCATGTATTCCGGGCCAAAACCTACTCCAAGAATTCCAAGCTCTGCCGCGCGCATCGCATACGCCTGCCCGTCTTCGCTCATGGGGTCAACTACCGACCCATCAGGGCGATAAACTGTAAAATCTGCCGCCGTTCCGGTTTCATGCCTGTTTGATCCGTGGCGTGGCAAGTCTGGGCCGTCGCCGCTGTGGTCGATATTTGACCCAGAACCGACAACAATGCGCGACCCCTCACCGAACAAATCATTTGCAGCTTGGCCAATTGGATCAAGAATGGAGTCCAGCGGTCGATAAGGCCGCGCAGGCCCCATGCTGTAATCATACAAAATCCCCGGATATTCCACCGGCACCACATACGGGTTGCGCTGCGCCTGTGGCGTCAATAGCCCAAGATTGACCGCAGGCATATCAAGCGCCGCCCAGAAGACCCGCGCCAAGCGACAGGTAATTTAGAAGCCCAGGCTGGTAACTTTGCGTTGAGGTTGACCCGCCGCCACTCGGAATAGCCCCAAGGGCCGCCAGCGGCAACGTCAGCGCCGTCTGCGGGCTATTTGCGTACCCGAGATACTGGTCACGCCCGGCGTCAATCACCTGCTGCTGTAGCGCCTGCTGCATAAGCCCTTGCTGCATTTGCGTCTGGTTCAAGTCTTGCCCCATCCCGAACGCCTGACCGGCCATGCCGGCAAGCTGCCCCGCCGCCTGTAGTCGTTGCGCGTTCGCGCCCATGCGGTTGCCAATATCAAACATGGCACCTTGCTGCGCGTTGTTGAACCCGGCTTGACGCTGGCCGCTGGCAAACTGCGTCGCCTGCCGCGCATAGTTGTCATTCGTCAGGCTTTCCGCCACGCCATGCCGCGACCCGCCAAAAGCGCCAGCCGCCGTTGCCGCCGCGCCAGTGTCATTGACCGCCATTTGCCGCGACCGTTCAATGTCGCCCAACCCGGCGTCAATCACCTGCTGCGTGTATGGGTTCTGATACGCCTGAATATCTGCGCCTTGCAGAGTTCCGGGGTTAAAGCCCAACGCCGCGCCAGTGGTCGCGCCTGCTGCGCCAAGACCCGCCGCGCTTGCGTCGTAAACGTTCTGTCCACCGCCCGCCATAATTATTGCTCCTTATTTCGACAAAACGTCATTATTGGCGCTGCTTGCCTGGTCTTTTTGAATGTTCCCGTCACGCCCGCCAAAAATGCTAGACGTTACAGGCGCGGCAAAACCGAAGCGTCCTTGACCGTCAATCAGACCGAAATCTAACGGCGTGTCATCAAAGAAACCGCCATCCCCGAAGATATTGCCGAGTCCGCCACCGCCAAACGGCGTGGAGTTTGGAACGCGCTGGCTTGCATACCAGTCTGCAAGCTGCTGTTCACGCACGGGGCCATCTTCGCCTTGCGAGGGGTTGTAGGCCACGCCAGAACCGCTACCAGAACCGCCTTTGCCGCTGCCGTTGCCGCCCGCCTGCTGTTGAGACGCATACGGATCAATGAATTGGTTCGCAATTGCTTCAAACTGGCCAGGTCTGGTAATTTGAAGCTCATTCATTGCCGCTTCGAGAATGGGCGCGCTGCTGTAGCCCTGCACCCCCGGCGCAAATGTCGTCGGTTCTGGCATGTTCGGCATTGCGCCCTGCATCCCAAACGAACCAAGCGCGTTCGCCGTGTTTTGAAACGCCGCGTTCTGTGCGGGCTGAAACGCCGCAACGTCAGGGCCATAATACGGCACGTAACCGATCTGGCTAATTTCATCCGCACGGGCAAGGTTGCTTTGCGCCGCTTCCCGAACCCATGAAGGAATGGTTACTTGTGTGGTTTGGCTTCCGCCCTTGCCGCCGCCGCTCATAGCGTCAACTCCTGTGTCTGGTGGACCTGCCGCCAATGTGGCAGCGCGCGTTTCCAACCGGAACGGCCCGAAATTGTCATTGCATGGCAACCGTTCGCGCGGGCAAACTCTGCCGCCGGTTGCTCCAAGTCCTTGATTGCCTGCATATCTCCGCCCGCCAAAAACACGTTCAAAACCTTCTTGCGTGGGAACATGACAAACTCTGTCACTGCGCAGCCGTTGTGCCGCTCCCAGAGGCGGAACCGGCCAGTCAGAACACCCGCCGCGATATCGTCAAAGGTGTGTGTCCCGCCGCTGTATTCCAAAGCCGCCTCAATCCACGGGCGGCAACGGGTCAACTGGTCAAACATCATAGCGATGTTGCCCCGACAACGCCCGCATCACTGACGGTAATTTCCCACCGCGTCCCGTCCGGCGATCTGACAATCAAACGCGCGTTCCCGATCTCAACATCGCGCCCGCGCTTGTGGTTTTGCAGGTCAGCCAGTTCAATCGCCCGGTTGCGTTCAAGCTCATGCGCCCGGCTGTATGTCTGCGCAGGGTTTTGCAGCCTCATCGCCGTCCCCCCGGCCGCGCCTCAAGCCGGGGAATGCCCCAACGCCATCCGACGCCCTCAGTGCCTGTGACCCGCATCCTGACTTGCCGACCCGTGAACCGAACGTCGGTCGGGTTTGCCATGGAATAGCTGCCGTGTTCGCTTTCCGTATCGTTTGGGTGAAAGCGCGTCTTGAATGTGACGCTGCATTGCCCTTGCGTCTTTTCGTCGGGAATAAGCGACGTTGCCACCATTACCCTATCGCCGTTTCCAAAGCTGATCGGCCCACTTTCCGCATAGACATCGCCGCTGTCATGCAGATAGCCGATCTCGTGGTCATAAATCGCGCCCGCTGCCGAAACCCAAATGGGCGCTGAGAACACGCCACGATCAACGCCCGCGCATCGGTCAATGGTGCCGATCATCCAAACTCCGGTGCGGTAATTGTGAGAAACGTAACTGTCACACTCGCCGCTTGCCGCTGACGGATAAAACCACCACACCTCACCAAACTGCGCATTGTTAACAGCGTAAACCTTACCGACCTGCGACGTGTTCAGGTTGGTAAACACATAATCCGCAACCTCGCATGGCACCTCCTCAACGCCACCGCCAAAGAAGCTGTAGAACGAACGCCGCCCCATCCAAAACGCGCCACCATCAACGGCAACAGCCGCCTTCGGACCTATGACGCCGCAGCTTTCCCCGACACGCTCAAAGCCGTAAACGAACGGTGGACCAACATATGTCATTGTGTGTGCGTCCAGCGTAGACAGCAGAAGCGCCTGCCCCCTGCACCGTATCGCTTTTTTCAAAGCCCCGGCGCTTTTCAGTTCGAAATCACCGGCCTCATTCGTCGCCGCCGCTGTCCATGTCGTGTTGTCTTCACGGTCAGACCATTGCACCTTGCGGGGGTCACCGCCCGCGCCCAAAGCCACAAGGAAACGCTCGTCAGTCACGAATGCCCCTGAGTTGCCCGTCGGCGCGTTTGCGACTGCGGTTGGCAAAACCCCCGTGTCAAGCTGCCATTCGTAAATCTTGCCGTCGTCAGCAGTTGCTGCGATCAGGTATTCGCCCCAAGTGTCCAGTGACCAGGTTGTCGGATCTGTCAACGCGCCGGTGTCAGATCGAGTGGTGCCATAGCCATCCCCCCCGTAGAACCCACCACCATATCCAAGATTAGCAGCCGCGTCCTCAGAACCGGCAGAAAACCCGACCGGCGTAATGTCCGACAACGTGCCAGACGCGGAAAGCGAATAGAGCTTGCTGAAAGTGCCAAAGGCAATGCGGCGGTCCCCGCTATTATCCGACCACGCCAAAGCGCCACGACACGCCGCGTTGAGCGTTCCCGCAACTCGCTCTGACCAACCGCCAACCGGCTGCATGGTGCCATCGGTCCAGCGCACAAGCGAAGCATCGCGCCACCGCCCTGCGCTTTGCAGTTCGGTCCCGCCGCGCTTAACGCCAGGAGGAATGTCGAGAGGAACCAGCATCAACCCACCACAACAACGTGAATGTCGGCAATGTTAGTGGCTACCGGGACTCCGTTCTCCCCAGAGCTGTTTGTCTTCGTGATGATCTGGACGCTTCCAGATGCCAACGTGCCCACAAAGCCGAGGGCTGTGTATGTGGTTGGCTGAATAACCGTGATCTGCACCGCATAATCAGTTGAGCCGATGGCGCTCGTGAAATTCAGCGTGTAGTCGCCGGTGCCGTTGTCGGTGATGGATGCGATGTTGTAGCTTGCCTTCAGTGACGGGGTGCCGGTCCCATCGAACCTCGCCCATGCAAGAACGCGTGGCCCAACATACGCCTTTACCGACTGCTGCGAAGGTGCCGCCGTAGCGTCATCGCTCGCCATGTCGTCTTCATCGAGCAGTGCAGCCACAGCCGCCGTGCCTAGCCCCAGCGTCGTGCGTTGCGCACTTGCGTTTGCGTCATCCAAAAGCGCGCGCCCCGCCGCCGTCAGCGCAAATTCGGCCCAAGTATCAACGCCAGTTGTGTAAACGCCCTTGTCCGACGCCGTGCCAAGGGCAGCGATGCTCGTCAATGTCGCATCACTCGCCTGCTTGGCGTCCAACTGCGTTTGAATAGCCGAAGTGACGCCAGCAACATAGTTCAATTCCGCAGCAGTCGAAGTCACACCGTCCAGAATATTCAACTCTGCCGCCGTGCTGGTGACGGCCACGCCGCCAACCTGCCAAGACCCAGCCGTCAGGTTCGGCGCAATTGCGGTCGTGCCATCAACAGCATCGTCAATCAGGTCGAAGTTCGTGTTGAGCTTCGGCCCCCAAGTGCCCTCTGACGCACCGTCTTCTGGCTTTGTTAGGCCCAGCGTGGTTGTGGTTGTATCAGCCATTGTCTACCTCCTACAAAAACACCCTGCTCGGGCTGGCAATCGTGTCCAGGTCGATAAGCGACACACCCTGAATGATCTTACCGACTTCCTGCGCATTGATCTGAGTGTCATCCTCGCCGCCAAGAGACCACGCCATCGCCCATTTCTCCCACTTGATCACGCCGTATTCATCCACACGGGACAGCGCAGGGTCAGTCAGGCGGATGTTGACGTGGTGGCGAGTATCCACAACAGGTGCAGTAAGTTCGGTTCCATCTTCGCCGTAGGTTCCCGGAGTGATCACCACAGGGCCTAGGTGATCAATGTGAACACCCTTAGCGGTAGCCCATTCGCCTGTCCCTTGCGTGGTGGTTTCGCCTGTCTCCGGGTCTGTGACGGTCTCTGTGACTTCGTACTTAAGGTCTGCCCACCGTGCAGCCGCATCGAATGTAGCCTCGTCAGTGGCCCTGACAACAGCGTCAAGCATTCCACCAGAGAGGTTGACCAGCACAAGGATCGGGTTCTCTTCGGTTCCGAGGTTGTAGCTCATGTCGTCGATGCCTCCAGCCCTGCGTCACCAATATCATCAGCCCAGATGCGGAAGGTCTTGATCGTACCCATGAAGTCATAGCCAAGTTCTAGATCAGTGGCGGACAAATCAGGCAGAGCAACCGGGGTGGTGTCAGCCGTCAGTGCAGTTCCATCGACTGCGCCGTTGATGAAGGTAGACCCGTGGCGAGAAGCGATGTTGAACGGGACGTTGATGCCGGGGGAGTAGGTGTCTGCAGGTGATGCTGTGAAATCGCTGGTCCCTGCGTCCCTCTGAAGGAACACGA